AATTACTACAGAGCAATATTCGGGGGTAAGAAAAATGGCAACGACACCAGCGTGGCAGAGGAAAGCGGGAAAGAATCCTAAAGGCGGTTTAAACGCCAGAGGAAGGGCTTCTGCTAAGGCACAGGGCATGAACCTAAAGCCTCCTGTAAAGGCTGCACAAGCCAAGAAATCACCTAAGTCTGCAGCAAGACGTAAATCTTTCTGTAGTCGTATGTGTGGTATGAAGTCTAAATTGACTTCTGCTAAAACAGCACGAGATCCAAACTCTAGAATTAACAAGTCGCTTCGGGCTTGGGATTGTAATTGCCGATGAAAAAGAAAACTAAATCTAAAGTTAATGCTGCTGGTAACTATACTAAGCCTGGCATGAGAGCATCATTATTTAAAAAGATTAAGGCTGGTTCTAAGGGTGGAGACCCAGGAGAGTGGTCAGCCCGTAAAGCACAACTACTTGCTGTGCAATATAAGAAAGCAGGCGGAGGTTACAAGTAATGGCACTTGCTAAATCTCAGAAGTCTTTAAAGGATTGGACAGCGCAAAAGTGGACAACTTCAGATGGTAAGCCATCTAAGGGTAAGAAAAGATATTTACCAAAGGCTGCTTGGTCTGCATTAAGTCCAGCAGAAAAAGCGGCTACTAATAGAGCCAAAGCCAAGGGTAATAAAAAAGGCAAACAATTTGTTAAACAACCAAAAGCAATAGCAAAAAAAACATCCAACTATAGATAGCGAGGAAAACAATGGCAATTGGAACTCTCGGTTCTACATTTAGCGCTGAACTAAATCGTCTTGCTAATGGTGGCACTTATCCTGCTATTTTAGCATATAAAGGTGATAACGAAGCAGCAAATGTTTGGGCTAGCACAACTAACTTAGATGTTCAAGGCGCCCTCAATCGTAAGGCTGGCAAGACAGATCCAAAAACATTTTTAGACATTAACGGTGTCTGTAACTTACTTGCATCAACAAGTGACTTAGAGGCAACAGAAGCGCTTAGAAGGATATCCTCTTAATGACAACGACCTATGCCAATCTTATAGATGATGTGTTACTTAATCTTGCAGGTTATACTTTACGACAAGATAGAACTACACACCTAACAGGTAATATTACTACATCAAGCACAACACTTAACCTCGCAAGTGTTAGCAACATTGGCAAGGGTCTGATTGAAATTGACGACGAATTGATTTGGATTGATACTTATGATCGTGTTTCAAATACTGCGACGGTTCCTCCGTATGGCCGTGGCTACAATGGCACTACTGCTGCTACTCATACTACTGATACAAAAGTTACAATCGCTCCGTCGTTTCCTAAGGCAGTTGTAAAAAAGGCTATCAACGATACTATTGATGCAGTCTTCCCTAAGTTATTTGCAGTTGGAAGCACTACTTTTACATTGGTGGCAACTAAGACTTCCTACCAAGTACCTGCTGATGTGGAAACAGTTCTATCAGTAACTTGGTCGGTAACTGGTCCATCTAATGAATGGCTACCTGTTAAATCATGGCGCCAAGATCCAATGGCTAACGCTACCGCCTTTACAACAGGACAAAGCCTATCCGTTTATGATGCTATTACCCCTGGCAGAACGGTACAAATTTTTTATACTAAGAAACCTACAACTTTATCTGCATCCGCATCTAATGCGGTTTTTGAATCTGTGACTGGATTACCTTCATCTTGTAAAGATGTAATCCTGTACGGTGCTGCTTATCGCCTAGCATCATTTATTGATCCAGGCAGATTGACTTATACATCTGCTGAGGCAGATCAAACAGATACCAAGATCCAATATGGTTCTGGTGCTTCAACCGCTAGATTCTTACTCGCTCTGTTCCAACAAAGATTAACAGAAGAGTCAGAAAAACTCCGAGATGTTTACCCAACTAAAATCCACTACACGAGGTACTAATGACAACTAGACTATATTCATCCATATCACAAGAAACTACCTTAGCAGCAGCACTTAATAACAGTGCTAGCACAATGACAGTAGTCAACGCCTCTGGTCTTCTTGCTTCAATTACACCTGCTGCTGGTGAAACATTTGTAGTTGTCATTGATCCAGATACAGCACTTGAAGAAATTGTAGAGGTTGTTAACCCTAGTGCTCCTGGTAACAATACTTTAACAATTCAAAGAAATATTGACTCATCTACTGCTATTGCCCACTCTGCTGGTGCTGCAGTTCGTCACATGGCTATTGGCCGTGACTTCCGTGATGCTGATGCTCACATTAGAAATACAACAAATCCACACGGGTTAACTATTGCTAACGTAGTTACTACTGCAGATACTGGTGGTACTGCAAAGATAACTAGTGGAATGATTATTGACGGCACTATTGTTAATGCTGACATCAACGCAAGTGCTGCTATCGCAGATACTAAGTTAGCCACTATTTCAACTGCTTCTAAGGTATCCAACTCTGCTACTACCGCTACATCGGCTAACACAGCATCAGCCATTGTGGCTCGTGATGCTTCAGGTAACTTTTCTGCAGGTACTATTACCGCTAACCTTACAGGTACTGCTAGCACAGCAACTACTGCTACTACTGCCAATGCTTTAACTACAGCCCGTGACTTCCAACTGACTGGAGATGTAGAGGCATCTGCTGTATCCTTTGATGGTTCTGGCAATGTAAGCCTAACTACTGTTATTGGTACTGGTGCAATTGTTAACGCAGACATTAATGCTTCTGCTGCTATCTCATATAGTAAGTTAAACCTTGCAGGAACTATTACTTCTTCTGACATAGTAAATGGAACTATCGTTGCTGCTGATATTGCAGATGGAACTATTACTGCTGCTAAGTTAACTGCTGACCCATTTGCTCGTGCTAACCATACTGGCACACAAACTGCTAGCACTATTTCTAATTTTGATACGCAAGTACGCACATCTCGCCTAGACCAGATGGCATCACCTACTGGTGCACTATCTGTCAATAGCCAAAACATTACCAATCTTGCTACACCTTCTGTATCTACTGATGCAGCAACTAAAGGTTATGTAGATACTGAGATTAACGCTCTTATTGATGGTGCTCCAAGCACATTAAATACTCTTAATGAGATTGCTGCTGCTCTTAATGACACAGCCAACTTCTCAGATACGGTAGTATTAAAGGCTGGCTCTACAATGACTGGTGCTCTGACATTATCAGGTGCTCCTACTCAAAATTTACACGCTGCTACTAAGGCTTATGTAGATGCTGTGGCCCCAACTGTTGCAGCCGATGCTGCTTCCGCTGCTGCAAGTGCCGCTGCTGCTGCAGCCTCATATGATTCATTTGATGATAGATACTTAGGTGCTAAAGCATCTGCTCCATCTGTAGATAATGATGGTAATGCTTTAACTGCTGGTGCTCTTTACTTTAATACTACAACTGGTGCTATGCAGGTATACGATGCAGTTGCTACTGCTTGGGAAGGTATTACTTCCGCAGTATCATTTAGTCGTTGGACTAAAACTGCAACAGGTGGTGAGACTACACTTAATGGTGCAGATGACAATGCTGTATCTTTATCTTACACAGCAGGATATGAGCAAGTATATCTAAATGGTGTATTGTTAACTAGAGGTTCTGATTACACAGCATCCAATGGTTCAAGCATTACAGGTGTGGCTGCTCTTACCGCAGGAGATATTGTAGAGGTTTTATCTGCGACACCATATAGCGTAGCCAATGCATTAACTACTACAGTAGTAGATGCTAAAGGCGACTTACTTGTAGGTACAGCCTCTGACACAGTAGGTAGACTTGCAGTTGGAACTAATGGACAATATTTAGTTGCTGACTCTGCAGAAACTGCTGGAGTTAAATGGGCTACATTAAGTGCAGTTTCAACCCTTGATTTAACTATCAATGCACAGACTGGCACCACATATACATTAGTAAGTGGAGATACAAATAAACTTGTTACTCTAACTAATGCTGGTGCAATTACTTTAACTTTACCTCCTTCAGTATTTACTGCTGGACAACAGATACATATTGCTAGGATGGGTGCTGGTGGAGTAACACTTGCACAAGGTGCTGGAGTAACTATTGTATCTACTGGAGCAACAGCCTCAGCCCCAACACTTAGGGCACAATATTCAACAGGTACAATCATATGTACCGCATCTAATACTTTCCTAGTGATTGGAGATATAGCCTAATGACCCGTGCTAGAACCAATGCGGATAACGCTTTAGCAGATATTACGGGGGTAACAGCCAGCACAGGTTTGACTGGTACAGCCTCTAGTGGTACTGCTACCTTGAGTATTGACTCAACTGTTGCAACTCTAACTGGTAGCCAGACTCTTACAAATAAGACTATTGATGCTGCAAGTAATACACTAACTGGATTAGTTACTGCTAGTAGCACAGATACTCTAACTAACAAGACATTAACTGACCCTAAGATTAACCTAGCAATTAATGCTCAGACTGGTACTACTTATACATTTGTACTGGCTGACAATGGTAAGTTTGTAACTGCATCTAATGCTTCGGCAATTACAGTTACTATTCCACCTAACTCATCCGTTGCTTATGCAACTGGTGCTCAAATAAATATTATTCAAAAAGGTGCAGGTCAAGTTACCTTTGCACAGGGTGCAGGTGTTACTATTAGAAGCACTGGTGCAACCGCAACAGCCCCTAAACTTCGTGCTCAATATTCATCTGCAACTGCAGTATATGAAGGTTCGGATGTTTGGTATGTGATAGGAGATATTGCCTAATGCCAATTCTAGGAGTTATTGCTTCAGGTATCTCAGGACACTTAACACCACCCGACACTGGTGCTATGTTTCCACTTGGTATGGTGAGTGTAGGTTCAGGTGGTACTTCAACTATTACTTTTAGTTCTATTCCATCAACTTATAAGCATTTACAAATTCGTATGTCCTACAATAATTTAACTGGTTTAGACAATATGAAAATGGTTTTAAATGGTTCAGTTAATTCAACTCGCTATCATTGGCTTTATGCTGATGGAAGTTCTGCTGCTGCCACTTCAAATACTACAAATCTTTTAACTTATCAAGCAGGTCGTTCAGATACTCAACAATATGCAGCAATTGTGGATATTTTAGAATATGCAAATACTTCAATAAATAAAACAATTAGGACTTTAGGCGGCGTTGATAATAATGGTTCAGGTGGAATATTTTTAAACTCAAATTTATATGAAACCACCGCAGCAATTTCATCTATTGCTTTAAGTTTTACTACTTACAACTTTACGCCCAACAGCCGAATTTCACTTTACGGAATTAAAGGAGCATAAATGAGTACATACGAACCGATAGCATCTCAGACACTAGGTAGCGCAGCATCATCAGTTACCTTCTCCAGCATTCCACAAGGCTATACCGATTTAGTTTTGGTTTTAAATGTAAAAGGTTCAACTGCTAATTTTCCTTCTTTAAGATTTAATGGAGATAGTGGTTCTAACTATTCTCGTACTATTTTAACGGGTAATGGTTCAGCCGCTTCTTCAGCAAGAGGTAATAATGAAAGTGCAGCAAATATAAACTACAATGCACAAACAAGTTCTAGTGAATTTAACTACAATAGCATTACACATATTCAAAATTATTCAAATTCAACAACCTATAAAACTCAATTAACTAGAGCAAATCAGGCTGCTTTAGGAACAGATGCTATTGCTACTTTATGGCGTAATACTGCTGCTATTACTGAAATAACTGCCATAATGAATACTGGCAATTATGCAGCAGGCTCAACCTTTACAATCTACGGAATCCAAGTAGGAGATAAGGTTCAGAAGGCTCAAGGTGGAAATATTGTTACCTCTGATGGTACTTATGTTTACCACGCTTTCACCTCATCAGGTTCTTTTATCCCTAACCAAGCATTAACAGCAGATATATTAGTAGTTGGTGGCGGTGGTGGTGGTGCCTCATATATAGGTGGCGGTGGTGGTGCTGGACAAGTTAGGGCATTTTCTTCTCAATCATTAACTACTAAATCTTACACTTGTTTAGTTGCAGCAGGTGGTGCTGGTGCACGAGCAAGTTCAAATATTACTGATGGTTCTAATGGTTCTTTATCTAAATTTGCATCTTTATCTGAAGCAATAGGTGGAGGCTATGGTTCAACTGTTAATGGTGGAACTGGCGCATCTGGTGGGGGCGGTGGTGGCTATCCAAATGGAACTTATGTGGGAGGAACTGGCACTGCTGGTTTTAATGGCGGTAATGGTAGTTCCGATAATGCTACTTGGACAAACACTGGTGGCGGTGGAGGTGCAGGCGCTGCAGGAGGAAACTCAACAGTTAGCACAACTGGTGCAGGTGGTGCTGGTGTAAATACAGTTACTAACTGGGGAGCATTGTCTTCAGTACTTACTTCAACTGGACTAGGAGTATCTGGCTACATCGGCGGTGGTGGTAGTGGTGGTGGACAAAGTGGGTCTGCTGGCGCTGCTGGTTCTGGCGGTGGAGGCCAAGGAGTTGTAGGTTCAGGTAATCCAACAAGTGGTATATCTAGTACTGGTTCTGGTGGCGGTGGCGCAGGTAATGTAAGCAATATTAATCCTGGTGGCAACGGCGGTAGCGGTATTATTGTAATCAGATATTTGGCATAAGGGAGAATAACTAATGAGTACAAATATGGAATTAATAACAAGTGTAACCGTTGGTTCAGGCGGAGCAGCATCCGTCACTCTGCCCGCAACTGGAACTATTCCTCAAACTTATACTGATTTGAAGATAGTAATGTCAGCAAGGTCAACAAGAACTGGTACCGATATTTCATCATCTGCCTATGTTACTTTTAATGGAGATAGCGGTTCTTATTATTCAACCCGAATGATTGAGGGTGACGGAAGCGGAACTAGAAGCACCTCAGACCCTGGCACCCGTTTGGAGCGGTTTGATATACCTACCGATAATGCTACCGCTAACACCTTTTCTAATTCGGAAATGTATATTCCTAACTATACAAGTACTAATGCTAAGTCAGTTTCTTTTGAGTCTGCTATAGAAAATAATGCTACTCTTGCTTATTTGTATTTGACTGCGGGTTTATACAATCCTCCATCAAATGTAGCAATAACTACAATAACTTTAACCGCATCGGCATCGTCAACTTTTGACGAAGGCTCAACCTTCTACCTATACGGCATCTCAAATGTAACTAGCACAACTAAAGCAACTGGTGGAATCGTATCCTCTGACGGTACCTACAACTACCATATGTTCCCATTCTCAGGCACATTTACTCCGACTACTGCAATCAGCGCTGACATATTAGTAGTTGCTGGTGGTGGTGGTACTGGTAATAATTTTAGTGCTGGCGCTGGCGCAGGTGGCCTTTTAGAATTTACATCACAATCTTTAACTGCTACTAATTACACGGTGACAGTTGGTGCTGGCGGTAATGGTAGTACTTCAGGCGCTGGAACAAATGGAGGTAATTCACAATTTGGTTCTTTAACTGCTTGTGTTGGCGGTGGTACTGGTTCTTACGGCGGTAATAACAGGTCAGGTGGTTCAACAGGCGGTTCAGGTGGTGGGCGTACAGATATTGACACAACTGGATTTGCTGGAACATCAGGACAAGGTAATGCTGGTGGTGGTGCATCAGGTTCAACAAATGGCGGAACTGGTGGTGGAGGCGGTAAAGGTGCTGCTCCAGCACAAGCAACTTTTACTAAATCAGGTGATGGCGGTATCGGTGGTACTTCATCTTTAATAAACGCTATGGCTCTTGCAACTCAAACTGGGCAAGCATCAGGTTCTAATTACTATTATGCAGGTGGAGGCGGTGGCGGTGCCTATAATGTTAATCAAACATCAGGTGCAGGAGCAGGTGGTCTTGGAGGTGGTGGTGCAGGAGCAAATGGTATAGGTGGTCCAGTTTCAACAAATCCAGGTCTTGCAAATACTGGTGGCGGTGCAGGTGGTGCTTCTGCCTATAGTGGACCTGGCGCTAATGGCGGTTCTGGTTTAGTAATAATAAGATATGCAATCTAAAGGAGAATAATGGCACACTTCGCACAGATAGATGAAAACAATATCGTTACTCAGGTATTAGTTGTACCTGATAACGCAGAGGATAGAGGACAGGATTACCTAGCCAATGACTTAGGTCTTGGTGGTACTTGGGTTCAGACCTCATACAACAACCGCATAAGAAAGAATTATGCAGGAGTTGGATTTACTTATGACTCAGTAAGAGATGCCTTTATAGCGCCAAAGCCTTATGACTCTTGGTTGCTAGATGAGGATACTTGCCGTTGGGAAGCACCAGTTGCTTACCCTACAGATGGCGTTATGTACTCTTGGAATGAAGACAAGAAGGATTGGGAGGCTATCGTAAATGAGTAATATGAAAGTTATATACGATTGCGAGAAGAAGACTACATCTTATGTTCCATTATCAGGAGCAGAGATTGCAGAGCGTGAAGCGGCAGCAGCAGCATACGCTGCAGAGCAGGCTGCTAAAGAAGCAGCAGCACTTGAAGCACCTGTTGTATCTGAATAATTTAATTAAACTTTAAGGAGCACTGTGGCTGGCAAAGACATTACCGAATCGTTACCCCTCAACGTTGGTAACCCTGGTATTGCTGGTTTTTGGATAAATAACGCAGAAGACTATGATGTTGCTATTGGTGGAGAACCTTTCATCTTGGCACCTACGGATGTTAATCCGTATCAAAGAGAAACTGCGCCTTATCGTAAAGACCAGTTTGACAACTCCAAAGAACCAGGAGAGCAATCTCTAACTGGTTGGTGGATTCGTTCTCAGTCATCATTTCATGGTGGTACTGGTATTAAGTTTTATGACCCAACCTCGGGAGAATCTACTAACTATAGATTTACCGACTCTCAAGGTGTAGATGTTTGGACAAAGGGACAGGTATCTTTATTAAATGATGTTTACGAAAATCATGAGATAACTACTGCCCTACAAGCAAATGGCAAGCCTAGTCAGCATGTTCGTTCTATTAGATATAGTGACAGAGATGCCGTATTACTTCATGATGGATATGATGTAGATAAGGTTTATCAACCTATAACAGCCTCTGTTAGTAATAAAGCCTTAACCTCAAACGTGGCTACATTAACTACCTCTGCTGCTCATGGTCTTTCAGTAGGTATGGAAGTAGTAATTACTGGTGTAGATGCTACCTTTAATGGTACTTACACTATTACTACAGTGCCTACAACTACAACATTTACCTATGCTAAAACTGCTTCTAACGTAACATCTGCAGCAGTATCTCCAGTAGGAAGTGTTGAAAGCACTTTAACTCATTTTATTGATTACAACTCTGGTTCAGCAGAACCTGTATATGGTATCTGTGATGATGGTACATTTGCCTTTTGGGTAACTAACTCGGTTCAAGGTGGTGCAACAAAGTTGCATATGTACAAAAAACCTTTGACTGGACATGCTGCTGACACTTCTGATGTAAGCACTATGTTTTATGTTACAGGAACTACCGTAACAGATGCCCTGTTAGAGTATGTAAAAGACCGCATTGTTATGTGTATCGATAATAAGATTTACGAGTTGGCTCCTAACGCTACTGCCCTACCTACTGCTCTTTATACAAATCCTGTAAGTACTTATGTTTACACAGGTATTACTGCTTCAGGTCCTGCTATTTATACTGCTGGGCATAATGGTATACATTCAACTATTCAAAAGTATACTTTAAGTAATACATCTGGCTCTATGCCAACATTGACTTCAGCAATCGTATCTGCTGAGTTTCCTCCTGGTGAAATTGTCTATGACATTTATTATTACCTAGGATATATGATGATTGGAACCAATAAGGGTGTCCGTGTTGGTATTGTAAATGACCAAGACGGTTCTATATCTTATGGTCCACTTATTGTGGAAACATCACAGCCTTGCTATGATTTTGCTGCTCGTGATCGTTTCGTATGGTGTGCTACAGGTATTGGTTCACTAGATGCTGGTCTTATCCGCATTGATTTAAGTACCTCAGTAGAGGGTGAATCTTTAAGATTTGCTTATGCTAATGATTTACAATATACCCAAGCAACAGAACATTACACTACTGGTGTAGCATTTTTTGGTTCTAGCGACAACTTAGCATTTTGTACAGCCTATAATTCTACTGATGGACACGTATACAGAGAGTTACCTAGTGTTAAAAAATCTAATGGTTACCTAACTACAGGTGCTATTCGTTATGGAACACTAGAACCTAAAAACTATAAGTTCATTCGTGGCCGTGGTATATTTACTAATGGTGCTATGGATATAGCAACTGTAGATTCAAGCAATAATACTTATGCAATTATTACTTACAACTCTTCTATTGGTACACCTGAGGCTGCTACAAACAGTCCAGAAGGACCACAGGAGTTTATATCTTATAAATTTACGCTCTCACGTAGCGCAAGCAATACCAGTCTTGGCCCAACTTTCAAGGGCTTTCAGGCAAAATCTCTTCCAGCAACTAAACGCCAAAGGTTGATTCAGTTCCCTGTTTGGTGTTTCGATGTGGAAACCGATAGATATAATGTACTGGCTGGATATGAAGGCCGTGCTTGGGAGCGTATCCAAAACTTAGAAGATATAGAAGCCGCTGGAGATATTATTAATGTTCAAGACTTTACTACTGGAGAAAGGGTTCAAGCCTTGGTCGAGAAAGTTTCATTTGTTCGTAAGACGCCACCTAGTGCTCGTTACGATGGGTTTGGCGGTTTATTAACTATCACAGTTAGAACGGTCTTATAATGTCTGCACAAGATTGGGCAGCATTTGCGGTAGCCATAACCACATTATTAGGTTCTTTAGCAATAGGTGTAAGACACTTAGTTAAACACTATTTATCTGAACTTCGCCCCAATGGGGGCTCAAGTCTCCGTGACCAGGTTGGCAGGCTAGAGGAAAAAGTAGACACCCTCTACCAGATTTTGATTCAAAATGGAAGACAATAACTGCCAGATGTGTGGCTGTGAGCCACATGATATATGCTGGCCTAAGCAGAATGAACTAAGAGAGAAGTGGCTACAGGATAATCCTGATGCTGGCTTCAATGGATGGTGGTCAATATGACAGTAGTTGATATAGCCAAATCTCAAATTGGATATACCGAAGTAGGCAAAAATAACGATAATATGTACGGCAAATGGTATGGTGCTAATAACCAACCTTGGTGTGCTATGTTTGTATCTTGGGTATTTGATAAAGCAGGGATAGTATCTAAGGTAGCAGCACAGACCCGTAAGGGATTTGCATCATGCGATGCGGGACTTAAGTGGTTTACCAAAAAAGGCAAGATAGTCCCAGTTGGCAAGGCTCAACCTGGTGATGTAGTATTCTTCCAGTTCGATAGTGACGCACAACCTGACCATGTTGGAATATGCGCCAGTAACGATGGAAAAAAGTTCCTTACGGTTATTGAGGGTAACACCTCTAGTGGCAGTAAAGGAAGTCAGTCAAATGGAGATGGTGTGTATCTTAGGAAACGTGCCTACTCCCTAGTAATGGGCGTTGCACGCCCTTAAAGGATGGATATGAAAGATCTAATTGCTAAATTGAAGAGCAAGAAAACTAAGGCTGCTTTTAAGTCTTACCTACGTGCTGTTCTAGCATCAGCAGTAACTATGGGATTAGCACTTGCTGCCGATCTTGCTCCTGAGTATGCAATCCTAATCGGCTCTATAGCAGGACCTTTGGCTAAATGGGCAGATAAGACCGAAAAAGAGTATGGCTTGGGTACCAAATAAATACCCCTAAATAGCCTTTAAAGGCCGTTTTAAGACACGAAGTCCCCCTACCTAAGGTAACCACCCTAGGACAGGGGGCTTTTTGTCGTTTTGCACGATTTATAATTTTAATATATCTTACCCCTGCGGGAAACCGTGGGGCAGAAACTTCAATTGACGGGTGACGGCAAAAGCCTAACCAGCCTCCCTGACCACTCATAATTTTTATGGGGGGTAGGGGGGCATTTCTTAATTTCAGGGTTCAGGCAGGGCTCGATTGGCGATAGCCAATAGGGTGTGGTAGGGTTCTGTTATGAACGAATTACCTAAACATATATCCTATTCCGCTCTGGGTACTTATCAAGAGTGCGGATGGAAATACAACTTAACAAAACTACAAGGCGTACCTGAGAAACATGCTGTTTGGTTTACGGGTGGGTCTGCTGTCCATAGGGCTACCGAGATGTATGATCTAAATCCTGGGTTTGCCGAAACTATTTGGAATGATGCTTGGTTTCAACAAGTAAAAGAAGATGAAGAACTACACGGAGACATGCTCGCTTGGGAATACATCAAGAGGGAAGATATGTCTTGGTGGTACGGAGAAGGTTTATGGATGCTAGAACGTTGGATAGAGTTTCGTTCCAATGGGTGGGGTGTCTATAAGGACTACATCGAAAAACAGTATGAGGTTCCTTTGGTAGATACTGTTGTAAAGATGGCCATTGACCGAGTGATGACGGATTACGATGGTAAGATAGTCCTTTTAGACATTAAGACAGGGGCGTCATCTCAAAGACACCCACTTCAACTTGCAACTTATGCGTGGGCTTTGCGCAAGATGGACGGCCTTGAAGTGGACAAAGCAGGTTTTTGGGATGCACGCACTGGTCATGTAACCACTTGGAGTCTAGAACATCTTGCTACTCAAGAGGTAGAACATATCTACTCTGAATTTGATAGAGCACGTAAGGCTGAAATATTCTTGCCTAATTTGTCCAACTGTGGACGTTGTGGTGTGCTATCCTACTGTAAGTTTATGAACGGTAAATACACAGAAAAGGAGAAAAACAATGGCTAATGCTAACTTCCAAGTTAGTAGTAAATTACCAGATGGTCGCATCTTTGTGATCGCTGGTGATAGTGCCGATGAGTTCAAGCAAAACTTGACTCATATATTAGGTGATGTCGGGGCTGAGAATTTAATCTCAACTATGGCAACATCAGTAGAGGGAGCACCTGCTTCATATGAAGAGGCAGTTGGTAACCTTGCAAAAGGTCTAGGTGCTAGACCAGTATCAAGCCCAACACAAACATTTACACCAAGTACTGGACCATCAGGTCGTTCTTGTAAGCATGGTGAGATGACAAAACGTACAGGTGCTGGTGCTAAAGGACCATGGAAAGCATTCATGTGTCCATCACCAAAGGGTACTCCAGATCAATGTGAGCCAGTATGGATCCGACGTACTGATTCCGAATGGAGCACGTTTTAAACAATGAGAACTTTAGCCCGTGCAGTAGGTAGTAAAGATATTGGTGGCGAACCATTGCCGACAGTATTTCGTACCTTTGATATCAATAAGATTGTTATTAGACGGGCAGAGGTATCTATGATTGCTGGCACTCCAGGGGCAGGTAAATCAACACTTGCCCTTGCGATTGCCCTTCGGACAAAAGTTCCAACGCTTTACATAAGCGCAGATACTAATGCACATACAATGGCTATGCGTCTGCTATCAATGATTTCTGGTCAATCACAATCCGTGGCTGAACAGATGCTCATAGAAAATGTTGATGAATCACGGAAAGTAATCAACGAAAACTCAGGACATATCTTCTGGTCATTTGAGTCAGCCCCTACTTTGGTTGATTTAGATCTAGAAGTTTCTGCCTTTGAGGAACTATGGGGTTGTCCACCAACCTTAATCGTAGTTGATAACCTAATGGATATCGCTAATGATGGTGGTGAAGAGTTCGCAGGAATGCGTTCTACAATTAAAGAACTGAAATATCTTGCAAGAGATACTAATGCTGCGGTTCTTATCCTTCATCACACGAAGGAATCTTACCCTGGTAATCCGTGCCAGCCTAGATCAGCGTTACAAGGAATGGTAGCACAATTACCAGCCTTGATATGTACAGTCGGAAGTAATGCTCCTGGGTATATTGCAGTTGCTCCTGTTAAAAACAGGTATGGCAAAGCAGATCCAAGTGGAGACACATCGTTCTGGCTACAATTTAATCCTGAAATGATGGAAGTTTCTGATATCCCTGAAAGAATATGAGTGCTAAGGATATCTGGGAATTAAAACCAGATTATAAAGAGTCCATGGACATACGTGGTGAACCTACCAAGATATGTCCTTGTGGTTCTTTTGTCTGGAAACTACTCGTCGAATGGGATGACGATAGTGATACAATAAGTTCATACTTTATCGATATGGAGTGTGCTGTCTGTGGGACAAAGGCAACAGCCCCAACAGAGGAGAGACTATGAAGAAAAACAACCTGAAATACATCTTAATGTGTTTTGTGGTCTTTGCGGGTACTTGGCATCAACCTGCGGCTGCGTCTATTACGGACGTAACCCGTATGAACCCGATCTGTAAAGACTTAAATTTGACAATTAGTCAAAGTAAAAAACTCGCTAAGAAATATGCATTTATGAAAGTAAAGCAAGTAGGTTGGAATGACCGAGAGTGGAAAGCATTACTCACTCTTTGGACTAAAGAATCTCGCTGGGATTACACAGCAGATAACCCAAAGTCATCAGCGTATGGCATACCCCAAATGCTCAATATGCCTGAGGATACACCCTTAACCAAACAAGTTGATTTAGGGCTGAAGTATATAAAAAAGCGGTATAAAACGCCTACTTTAGCGCTTCATCATCATGATAGAAAAGGCTGGTACTAAGACTAAATGGCCAACAAAAATGGACGCAAAGGTTCTTTGTTTGAAACAACTGTTCTAAAATGGTTGCGTTCAAAAAGTTTGATAGCCGAAAGGTTAACAAAGGCGGGGGCTAAAGACGAAGGCGACATTGTTGTCATGGCCAATGGTAAAACTTATATCCTGGAACTCAAGGCGACTAAAGCACTCAAGTTGCCTGAGTTCTGGAATGAAGCAGTAGTTGAAGCAAAGAACTACGCAAGTGCTCGCTCAATTAGCGAGGTGCCGCCATCTTATGTTATTATTAAACGTAGAATGGCAGGAATAAATCAAGCATGGGTGGTGGAAGATTTTGACCAATGGATCAAGAAAGTCACAACGTGTAAATGTCCTACCAATTAAGGATATATTAGAACATTATGGAGCAAAGGTACCTGAACGAAGTGGATGGTCATCAATCAGATGTCCCTTCCATGATGACACACACAGATCAGCAACAGTCAGTACTGGAGAAAATGTATTTTGTTGTTTCGCCTGCCAAGTTAAAGGCGACACTTATAGAATTATTATGGAGAGGGAGGGACTAAAGTTTCATGAAGCAATCAAGTTCGCAGAGAGAATCTCTGGGCAAAGCAGCAAAGTATTACGCAGCAGCAATTCACGAAGCAGAGGATTACCTCGCAGAACGGGGAATCACTCTGGAGGTAGCGAAGAAAGTGGGATTGGGCGTCGTGCTAGATCCAGTTACGGGTCATGAGCAATACGAAAACCGTCTTTCCATTCCGTATATCACTCGTACAGGTGTGGTTGACCTTAGGTTCAGAGCCATGGGAGCGGAAGAGCCGAAGTATATGGGCTTGGCTGGTGCGAACACACATCTCTTCAATACTAGGTCATTCTTCAAAGCGTCGTCATATATTTGTATTTGTGAAGGTGAGATTGACACCATCACGTTGGATTATGTTTGTGGTTTACCTTCGGTTGGGGTCCCTGGCGTGAATAACTGGAAGAAACATTACACTAAATTGTTAGCAGACTTTGATAAAGTATTTATGTTTGCTGATGGAGATCAGGCTGGACATGACTTTTCTAAATCATTAACTCGTGAACTTCCTAATGTTGTAACTGTACAAATGCCAGAGGGTGAGGATGTTAACTCTATGTATCTAAAGCACGGTGTCGAATATTTTCAAAACAAGATAAGTAACTCACAATGACCGTATTGATTCCATCAGAAGAAGGCTTTAAGTGTGGAGACTGTGACTTTAAGACCGATGATATATTCATGTTCTTGGAGCATTGTGATGTCTCGTTTAGTTGGGGTTTACGTTTGAGTAGCAGATATAGTATTGATTTATTCCCACTCCTTGAACAGATTAGTAAGCAGATACAGCATGGCCACTTAGAATGTGCTGATGCTATGGTTCAGTCTTTAGTCCTATCATTAGTCAACGCATCTGAGGGTGAGCAGTCTTTCCATAAGTTTATTAACGAAGCCAAGACTATGGAAATGACTAAAGAAACTATAGACAGTATAGAGGAGATGCTCAAGAAATATGGCAAAAGTGACGAAAATAAATAATAACATTCCTGATCCAAGTGACTTTGAGATAGGTGTATGGGAAACAGTAGAAGAACTTGTAGATTTATTGCTGTCTAAGCATAAAGATTACGGCCCAAAGAACATAGCAAATGCACCAGGTGGTGCCATCAATGGCCTAAGAGTTCGTATCCATGATAAGACTGCTCGTATAAATAACTTATATGACAGCGTTAGGGATATGGCACCTGAACATGAACCTTTCGAGGATTCATTTAAGGACTTAGCAAACTATGCGATAATCGCATTGTTGGTACTGAGAGGAAAATGGGATAAATGATAAGATACTTATTAGGCAAACCATTTGAGTGGTTAATGCGTTTGTTCTTTAAGATACATCTCGCTATAGACGGAAACTCAGAATGGTATGTACTTAATCAGGGAGAACTTGATACTATCGTTGATGAGGTTTTAGAAGGCGAATTATTTAGCATAGCCGATTATGCATTTGACGATATGGATGACGACTTTGTATGTGAGTGTGGCGACTAATGAAAATATTCGGACCTTACAAAGGAAGTAAACAAAATGGTGGTCGTCCTATTTACGTAATTAAACGTAAGAAAAAGGATGGAAGCACTGAAACAACATCTACCAATAAAGCACGTCTTGATTACAAGAAGGCTACTGGCAAGAAGTTGAAGCGTAACCAAGAGGTTGACCATAAAGATAATCGTGGACGTAAAGGTAGCGACAAGATATCTAACCTACGGGTCTTGTCTAAGAAGAAAAATGTAGGCTTAGAAAATAAGAGACGAGCAAAGAAAAAATGAGTAAAGCCATAGTCGTGATTTCTGATTTACAATCCCCATTTCACGACGTAGATGCGGTCAATGCCGTCAAGAAATTCATCTATGCCTATCAACCAGATTCAGTAGTATCGGTTGGAGATGAAATAGATTTCCAGTCGATCAGTCGTTGGGCAAAAGGGACTGAACTTGAGTGGGAAAGATCAATAGGTAAAGATAGAGATACAACTGTTAAGTTACTAGAAGATTTAACTATCGATACCATTGTACGTAGCAACCATTCAGACAGGTTGTTCAACAAGATACGCTCATCTGCTCCTGGGTTCTTAGGACTACCAGAGTTAGAAATTGAGAAGTTTCTTAAGTTAGATGACTTGGGTATTACGTATTATCATGGACCTGTAGAGATAGCCCCAGGTTGGCTACTCATGCACGGTGATGAAGGTAACGTACAACCAACAGCAGGTGCTACTGCTCTCGGACTCGCAAAGAGAAGTGGCATGTCTGTCGTGTGTGGACACACTCATCGTATGGGATTGGCTCATTACACTCAGGCTTGGGCTAATGGATCTCGTGCTATATGGGGCATGGAAGTTGGACATCTCATGAACGTTAGGCATGCGAAGTATATTAAAGCAGGATTATTCACTTGGCAACAAGGGTTTGGTATCTTGCATGTGGATGGTAAAAATGTAACTCCCCAAATTGTGCCTATCGTTAAAAATAGTTTCACAGTTGAGGGCAAGACATGGCGATGGTAAAAAGATTCATCGAGGAATATGAAGGCGTAGTTTCATCTATTGCCTATGAGTTCTCTCGTAAGTATCGCATGGTAGATGTTGATGACTTACGTCAGGAGTTATGGCTATGGTTTCTTACGCATCCAAACAAAGTTAAGTACTGGCATGATTCACATGACAGCAAGCAATCCACCAAACTCGTTGCACGCTCACTACGTAATGCTGCCAAAGATTACTGTCAGAAAGAGAAGGCAAAGTCGGTTGGATTCCGTGTAGAAGATAACTATTATTACGATAAAAACATGCTAGAATCGCTGATTCCTGCTGTTTTAACGGGTAATCGTGAGGCTCCTGTCATGAACGATTTGAGTGTGACTAACGTAAAAAAGGTTGCATCTGAGGGCAATAACTGGCCTGCAATCTGTTCTGATATTGAGAAAGCAATCAGTAAATTAAACAAGGAACAGCGAGATATCGTGATCTTGCGATACGCAAGTGGACTAGAGTTAGGCGCAATAGCCTCAGAGTTATCTATCTCGCAAGATGCTGTACGCATGCGTGTAAACAGAGCATTAAAAAGTATGTTAAACTTTCTTGGTGGTAATTATCCACGCAAAGAAAGAGATTTTACTGAGGAAGAAATAAGCGTGAGTGAGGAAATTGAGTTAGTAAACGAGGAAGTCACGGAGGATACAGTAGATGAGGACGTGTGACAGCAAGATATGTAATGAACCAACACAAACTTTTTCCCGTGTGGCTCCCGTGTGCACACGTAAGGGTGTGTGATACACGTGATTTGTGATCCATGCAAACAAGGTGGCACTATGAACTCGTATGGGCGTGAGGATTTAGCACACGAAAGACACAACGTTTGTGAATACGCAGATTGCGTGTGCCAGCATAAGGTCGGTAATTGGGTAATAAAAAAACCCCCACGCAAGGAGTCGTGAGGGTTTCTTTACGTGGTATTAGGCAGATACCACTTGCTTGATTTCAGTAGTCTTTACGTGAAAGTAATCACGCAATTTGTAATCTATTAGATTTTGTACATTACAGATACCTTCGTAATACACGCCATCTCGTGCCACTAATTCCACACGTAGCACGTATTTTTCTTCATACTTGTCGCTCATTAGTCTATCCTTTCCACCTCTAGTACACGCTTGACTTCGGCTTCGTCTAGCGAATAAACGTTCCACTCATTAACTGCATCGAGGGCTAAGTACACGGCTCTCTCCACGTCATCACACGTTATGTCTTGATAGACACTAACCATGCACTTAGCCTTTACTCGATAGGTATGTAAATCACTCATTTATTCCACCCTTCTTTACGTAGCAAGCATGGCACGCAGGGATATTATCCTGTATGCCAGCCTCTCGCTGGCGCTTACAATATCTACACATCATAGCGCCACCGAAAGTATTGCGCATAAAACTCCTAGCGTGGTGAAAGATATCCACGCTATTATACGCAACTGTTCCCACACAGTTTCCTGTGTGAACTCATCATTATTGTAGTTCATTTTCCCACTCATCTCTATCGTGTATTCTAGGCACGATGTTTATATCTAGTGGATTATCATACGTGAAAGTCAAACTTGTTGTTTGTATATTTCTCGCACGTTGTTCCTCTCTACGCTCATACGTATCTAGGTTTGCCCATATACCTACGAGATCAGTCCATTGTAAGGAATACTCTAAGCACTCCTCATACGCAGGACAGTTTAAGCATGTGTTTCTTGCACGCATGGCGCTAGGTGTGTATGAGTATCTATCACGAATACCCTTCCTATCACCACGCACAAGATCAAACTCAGGGAACCAATCGTCAGGTGTGTCTGAGTTTGTACACAATGGTTCGTTCCTGAACTTCGGGAAAAAACTCACAGCATACCGCCTTTCATTAGGAATACACGGAAGGAACATTTAGCATCATCTCCCACACATGGAACATGGCGCTCAGCACCACACGAAGCACAAGGGTACTCGTATGGATTATCTATATCGAACTTATCGCTAGGCAGAGGAGAATACCTAGCGCTAGTCCGATCTGTGCTTGGTGAGTAAGTTATCTTCACACGTATCGGGCCATCAATTTCCCAGCCTTCCTCGATGTGAAAATACTCGCCAGCATTGAGCATGATGGTTGCGGTTTGGTTGCCTGTGCGAGTAGTTTTCCACTCGACATTATCCCAATCACACACCTTCTTGCGTAGCGTAGTAGCCACTTAACACCCCAATCTTGGACATGCCACACGAGTAGCAGTAGTTTCTTTCCACGTTGTAATCGTGTACTGGTACCCATATAGGTACATCACACTTGTAGCAACGTGTGTCTATGCACTTAGCGGTTCTCATTTTCCAACTCCTTCTCGTGTCCGATTTGTCCAGCCTTCTCACGATAGGTGTGTGCCTTGAGTAGCCACCTGCTGGCGTCCACCATGTTGCGTTTACCTATCGCTATTTCGTAGTGCTTGTAGCACATTTCAGCCATGCTTGCGTGTGCCCTTGCTGGTGGTTGCTTTGCTATGCGTTTCATTATAGCCCCCATGCGTTTGAGTATGTACTGTCAGGCAGTTTAGTGGTTGGCTTGTAGCACATACATGTTTCTGTGTGCATATCACACCATTGACACGTTAGACACATTGGACATATTGCGTCCTTCTCTAGTCTGTCCTCGTCAATGAGTGCGTAGCAACCTACACATGGGAACACACCTTCCGTTTGAGTGCTGTAATGATCGTACGAAGGGTAGAAACTATCGTACGCTTGACTGGGTATCCAGCGTGAGTAGCCGTAGTCAGCCTTGCAACTATCGTTTGACCACCACACTTTGCTCTCGTCCTCTGCACCCTTGTCTGAGTGTATGAGATACATTTGATACTCGGCACGTGGGTCAACTGTGAGTATGCACAACTTGGAACCTGACGTGTACTCCTCGACCATGTTGTACATGTGAGGATTATCGAGTGCCTTAACACCGCCCATTGGGGCGAGTACGTCCTCGGTAAAGATACGTGTGTCAGAACGTGTATCACCTGCTGGAATATCTATCGGTAATACGCCATTGTGTGCCAGCACAGTTTGGTTATCTACCACGTAAAACGGGTGGCAGTTAGCAAGATTGGTTGTGCCATGTGTGGCATAGCGAGCATGCCATAGTGCGTAATCATCGGGATACTTTGCACGCATCTCGAGAAAACGATTGACAGCATCGTCAGGGTTCATCGTGTGTTCCACGATGATGCGCTTCTCGCTGGATACAACGATTGCGAAGCCGAAGCCGTCAGGATTATTTATCGCAGAGTAAGTTAACTTCTCTCTCGATGGTAGTACGTTGGGTGGAACTACGCATAACATACACATTAGTTATTCTCCTCGTCTATGTGTGATGATGGTACTAGCGGTTTGTCGAGTGAACTTAGTGCGACTTGCACGAAGTTTGAGTACTTGGCTTGATTGTCTAACACGTAAGCCATGAAGCGTATCCATGAGAACTGCTTATCTCTTGGGTTAATTTTCATGGTACGTGTGTACTCAATGGCAGAGTGGATAAACTCTACCGCAGATAAGACACGCTCTTTCTTGAGTGAGCCTTTGAACACTCTGATTTCGAGTGTGTGATCGTTTTGTATGTTGATTGCTTCATACCTATCAGCCGATTGTCCGTGCTTGACCTTAGGTACTAGGTGTCCTTTGTCCATGAACCTTGCGTATGAACTTGAGCGACCTGCTATTGCACACACTTGAGCGCTGTTATCGTAAATAAGTTTTTGGAAGCGTAGTTCGTGTGCTTCGTTATGCTTGCCGTCTTTACGAAACGCTGTGCGAGATACGTGAACATGTAAGCCACATGTATCTGTATCCCATGAACGGAAACCTTTGTTGCGTAAGGCACGCAAGAAGTTCCAGTTTAGTTTTTGTACTTCCTCGAGTGAGTGTGGGTGAGATACTATCTCGAAGCCGTCATTGAGTGAGCCATCATGCTTGCAATACACTCGAGTTCCGAGTGTGTCATACACGATCTCTGCACCTGCGCCACAAGACCAGTTGTCCTTATCCTCGACCTCTAACTCGATACCGAAGTAGTAGTCATCGTGCCCGTAGAATACAGGGGTTGGCTTGTATGAGTAATCGTAGATACCTGAACTATCACGATAACACTCGTGATCGTCCATGTAATCCTCGTTTGTCATGTATCCACACTCATTACACTCGACTTCCTCGTCATAGCACTCACGACATAGATCACGTTGGCGCCACTCGGAGTAGAAGGTTTCATCGAAGTAATAAGCGCAGTTATCGCATGAGTACACGTCATCTGCATCTGAGCAGATAATCGCACAATCTCCGCATATCTGACGACCATTGTAGTAATACGAACTCAAGCGCCTGTTAGAAGTAAACACTTCATGGCACATATTACACGAGAACGAGCATGACTTATGGATTAAGACAGGCTCATCGGTTGCGGAACTACTGTGTGCATACGTGGACTCTATCAGCCTACGTACTGCATGATCGCCTTCGTGGAAAATGAAATCACCACAAGTACACATCTGACGTTCCGATGTGTCTGATGGGAAACTTCCGAGAGGCATGATTTCATCTAACGAGGTCAAGCGATTGTACACGCTATTCACAACGTTATCGTTATTGACTACGAAAGCACGTACGCAACGCTGACATTTATTCAGGACTAACACGTTGCCGTAGCATGAGTAAGAGTAAGACCTGCCACTCCTACCGCAATCGCAATTACCCCAACCTGTGTGGTGGAATACGATGCTGTCGAGAGCAACAACTTGCTCTTGTGTAAGCGTGGCATACCAATCATGAGTGGATACTTCCTCACGATAGTATGCGCTGAACGTACCTTGCGGTACCTCTGGGGGTACCTGTGTGGTAGGCATGACTACTTCCTGCCTGACTTTAACTCACGTACTTGACGTGTGAGCCGAGCATTTTGTAGTGCGGTGGTGGTGATTAGCGTGATACTTAGCGACAAGGCGATAATTACCGCTATGCCGTCTGTTATCTCGATATACATGTGGTTCCTTTCGTGATGATTAAAGAAACCCTCTCGAGCCTACGAAGGAAATGAACTAACCTCACTCGAGAGAGTTTCTTGGTGATCTTTTGACCACCGAAAACCATCATAGCAGATCAGTTTTTCAGCATCAAAAAGCCCCAAAGAAAGAAAGAAACCTGTACGTATGATAGAAAATCTAATCAAAAGGGGTTTGCAAACGAGGGTGTGTACGTGTTTGAGCGTGAGACAGCAAGGTATGTAGTGCGTGTACGTGCGAGATTTCGGCTGCATGTGCGTGTGTACGACAGCGATGTATGTAGCACGTGTGCGTGCTGGAGTGCGCTGGAAATCGGACATTTCGGGCATACGCTTGGCGCTGGTTGGAAAGATCACCAACACAAACCACAAAAGAGAAACGGACAAAATAGGACAAAACGCCCCAGTTTTACGCTCAGATTAGGTTAATGGCTTGGCTTGGTATAGGCTTATCTCAATGCCAAAGAGGCAGAAGCAAAACGATCTCGAAAGGATCAAAAAATGAACGCACTAATCAAAGAGTTAACAGAGCAATTACCAGTTGCTTCAGATGTACAAAAATCAATCGCTAACCGCTTGGAAAGCGCACTAACTAAAACTGGAAGCGCTCAAAGTCGCCTACGCATGGCAAGCCAATCTCTTAATGCACTTGCTAACAAGTACGAAGCAGACACAGACGAAAACGGGTACGCAGATTTATTCGCCCGAATCTTTGCAATCGGCGCTGAAATTGGCGTGGATAACAAGAAGCCAGCAACCGAGAAAACCACACGGGAAAACTGGCACGATGCAGACAGCGCAAAGGGTCAGGAAATCCTTGCTACTAAATCCCCACGCAAGCCACGCAAGACCAAGAGCGTGGACGCTGAATCAATCAAAGCGGAAGCACACGAGCAAATCAACGTGCTTCTCGATGTGCTGAACGAACTCGCAAAGATGAACGGCAGATAGTCCACCGACACAAACCAGCCCTCGTACACGTGCGAACGTGTGCGGGGGTTTTTTAATGCCCAAAAATCGCCCTCGCTTCGCTCGGGAATAAGGTGCTTCGCACCTTCTTAGGGCTTCGCCCGACGCACAAGGTGTCGCTAACGCGACCCCAGTGCTTTAAAGCGCCTGCGGCGCATGTATACACTATCAGTTCTAATTTTTTTCAGATCATATGAAGCCAGTAATTTATACTACTTTCAAACATAGGGTGTTCGGTTTACTATAGTTGAACGGGTTAGTATATATGTACCGTAAAACGAGCGTGAAGTAAATAGCGAGTTTCTCGGAGCGCTTATTGCGCTCCTCGTTTAGGGGGTAGTGAGGCGCCTAGAGGCGCCGAACGAAGGGGGATCTTTATGGAGGTTATATATGGGGTTTAAAGAGGGCGTTGAACACCATAGCGTTATAGCACTCCGTGAGGCCAAGGCTAAGGTTATTGATCTTGCAAGGCAAGGTCTATCTATTCAAGATGCTATTATCAGGGCTGGCAGAAAACCAGATGTCCTGAAAGACTGGAAGAAAGACTCTAAGTTCATGACTGAACTAGAGAAGGCAAAGGATGAAGGCCAGAAGGCTCTCTCCATTGTCTCAGGTGATGCTAAGTTTAAGATTGGCTTTGAGGAGTTCTCTAGGGAGTTCTTAGATAGCCCGATCTTCCCACACCATCAGAACTGGATTGATATCCTTGAAGGTCGGGTACCTTCTTGGCTGCATGATGCTATGGTCTATGAACCAGCCTCTGCTAAACGCCTACTGATTAACGTGCCACCTGAGCATGCTAAGTCTACAGTCATCACAGTCAACTACTGTGTATATCGGATTGCTATGAATCCGAATGTTAAAATTACTATTGTCTCCAAAACCCAAGAGCGTGCCAAGGAGTATTTATACTCTATCAAGCAACGCCTCAACCATGAGCGCTGGTCCAAGATGCAAGCCATCTATGGAAGTGCTGGTGGTTGGAAAGAGGACTCAGACTCTTGGAAGGCTGACCGCATCTATGTGGCTCGTGACTCCACCGAAAAAGATCCTACTGTACAGGCTCTAGGTATTGGTGGTCAGATCACTGGTGCTCGTTCAGATCTAATTATCCTTGATGACGTTGTGACTACTACCAACGCTCATGAGTGGGAGAAGCAACTACTGTGGCTACAGCGAGAAGTTATTACTCGTCTTGGTGATGCTGGTAAGTTACTTATTGTAGGAACACGTATCGCAGCAAATGATCTCTATCGAGAGATACGTAATCCTGAGCATTGGTCTAGTGGCAAGACACCGTTCACATATATGAACATGCCAGCAGTACTTGAATTTGCAGATGACCCTGAAGAGTGGGTTACATTATGGCCTAAGTCCCATATACCATGGGAAGGTTCCGAGGAAGAGGTACAACCTGATGAAGATGGGCTCTACCCAAAATGGAATGGCCCCGCTCTATTTAGGCGCCGAAGTGAAGTTTCGGCCTCTGCCTGGGCTTTGGTATACCAACAGCAAGACATACAAGAAGACTCTATTTTTCCACCTGGTTGTATCCAAGGCTCCATCAATGGGATGCGTAAGAGGGGCCCTCTAAAACCAGGAGCAGCAGGGCATCCTAAAGAAGCAGGTTCGTATTACACCATCATGGGCTTAGACCCAGCGATGAGTGGTAGAACTGCAGCAGTAGTTATGACCGTAGATCGTATGACACGTAAACGGTACATACTAGATGTTGAGAATATGAAAGATCCAACACCTGCAAAGATACAAGAGTTAATTGAGGACTGGTGCGTAAAGTACAATCCTCAAGAACTAAGAATTGAGACTAATGCACATCAGAAGGCTTACGCCTTAGACGCAGATCTAAACTCATACCTAGCCTCAAGAGGCATTAGATTCTCAAGTCAATTCACAGGTAAGAACAAGTGGGACACATCTTTTGGTGTAGCCGCAATGTCTGGTCTATTTGGCACTATGCGAAATAACCTGCATCAAGATAATAACCTAATAGAACTTCCTTCTCAGGAAGGCTCTGAGGGTATTAAGGCTTTAATACAGCAATTGATTACTTGGAAACCTGATACTCGTGGTCCTACAGACTGCGTGATGGCTTTATGGTTCTGTGAACTAAGAGCCCGTGAAATAGTAAATAATGGAAATATTAATCAAACCCATGTTAAAAATAGATGGGCAACTCGCAAACAACTCGATAATCGATTTACTGTAAATGTAAACGACTACGAGATGTCTTCGTACGAATAGGAAACTAATGTCAGTTAATATTGAGGCTATCGCTCAACGTGTCGATAATCTAAAATTACGCCACGCATCTAGAGATGCTCGTATGTCCGATATCCTTGCAGTCCGTAAGGGTAGGATGACAGAGGTATTCCCTGATCTATTCCCTGAGGGAATGAACTCAGCGATGGTTGCTAACTTCGTAGATGTAGCAGCCCGTGATCTTGCAGAAGTACTTGCTCCACTTCCATCTTTTAATTGCTCAACAACTAATACTACATCAGATCGTGCTAGAGCCTTTGCTGATAAGCGTGGCATGATTGCCAACAACTATGTTTACCAATCACGTCTACAATCACAAATGTACTGGGGCGCAGATTGGTATTTCACTTATGGCTTTTTGCCTATCCATGTTGAGTTAGATTGGGAAACACAACTTCCTCGTATTAGAGTAGAAGACCCAATTGGTGCATATCCTGAATTTGATAGGTTTGGTCGCTGTATAGCATACGCTAAACGCTATATGAAAACTCTTGGAGAGTTAGCAAATGAATACCCTGAGTATGCTGGCGCGATACTTGGTCAACTAGGTTACAATCAAAATACTAACTCTGTTGTAGAGATGATTCGCTACTCTGATAAGAACGATATCATTCTATACGTACCTAGCCGTGGTAACTTAGTATTAAACGCAGCAAAGAATCCAGTAGGCAAGATGCTTACATTTATTGCTCGTAAACCTGGTATTGATGATGAACCACGTGGACAGTTTGATGATGTTTTATATGTACAGTTAGCAAGAGCACGTTTTGCTAATTTAGGTATGGAAGCAGCAGAGAAGGCTATTCAAGCACCTCTAGTTGTTCCTAACGATGTAATAGATTTGCCTATGGGACCTGATGCGATTATTCGCACATCCCAACCGCAAGCCGTTGGTCGAGTTAGACTCGATATACCAAACGCTGCTTTTCAGGAGCAAGCGGCACTTCAGTCAGAAATGCGCTTAGGTGCTCGTTATCCTGAAGGTAGATCTGGAACTATTGACGCTAGTGTTAT